GCAGCCTTGTACGCATAGCCCCAACCCGCCACATCGTTATCCGGCACGATGATGACCTGCGCTCCGGCAAAGTATTCGGTGATGGCGGCTGGCCATGATCCTGCGCCAGTGTGCGCGGTGGTGGCGATCATGCCGATTGACTTGATCGCGTCCGCTGCCTTCTCGCCCTCTACCAAGAAGACATTGCGCCCCGCTGTCTTCGCGTCCAGCAGTGCTGGCAAGTTGTACGGCACGATCCGCGCGTCTCCTAGCGTTGTGGAGCGTCTGCCATCACTATCAACTTTGTAGAGTCTATAAGTCTTTCCAGACTCCCCTATCTTGTACCGCTGCTTGACAAACACTGTCTGCCTGTCCTCATCCTGATACGCCCATTCCTGTTCAAGTATGTTGCGCGGAATGGGTCTGATGTTGGCGAGTGGGTCAGGCTTGTCCAAGAGTTCCGGTAGCAAGTTCAATGCTCTGATGGTGTGGAACACATCCTCTTGGCTGCAACCACCATGGCAGTGGAAAAGAGGCTTTCCCTCGTCATTGATGTCGATGCTGAGAGATGGATTCTTGTCGCCGTTGCCTTTTCCGTGACTCGGTACAGGACAAGATGCCACCCATTGACCGTTTGCTTTCTTTGCGTTGCCGAGCGTCTTGGCTATTTGTTCTGCTTGCATATTTACTCCAGCACCAATGACATCTGGCGCAGTCTCTTGTCTTGCAATGATTTGTATTCGGGATTGAGTTCACACCCAAGATACTGACGGTTTAAGTGTTGCGCCACCTGCGCGGTTGTGCCGCTACCCATGAAAGGATCAAGCACAATGCCGCCAACTGGTGCGCCAGCCATGATGCAAGGCTCAATTAACTCTTGCGGGAATACTGCGAAATGTGCGCCAGCGTAGGGCTTGGTGTTGACCATCCAGACACTGCGCTTGTTTGCCATCTCATATGACTTTTCAAGGCCAGAGTGCGGTTGCAGTCCACTGCCTTCATTGTGATACTTGCCATCACTTCTATCGCGTGTACCCCAATCCTGCTTCACAGGGTCTTTGATTGATTCATGGTCATAGTAATACTTCTGCGACTTGCTCATCAAGAAGATGTATTCATGCGCCTTGGTGCATCTGTCTTGCACCGACTCAGGCATAGGGTTTGGCTTGTGCCAGATGATGTCCTGACGCAGATACCAGCCATCAGCACGCAGTGCAAAGGCCAGCATCCAAGGTATGCCGATCAGGTCTTTCTCTTTGAGGCCATCGAGTTTGTTGCCGCGCCTTGCACATACCTGTGGCAAGTCTTGGTCATTGTTTGCAACAGTTTGCTGCACCAGCGCCTGACCTTTGCCGGGTCGGTAGTTGTAGTAGCTGTCCCCAATGTTCAGCCACAGAGTGCCATCATCCTCCAGCACATCATGCACGCAGCGAAATACTTCAACCATTGCCTTGATGTATTCCTCTGGCGTTTCTTCTAAGCCAATCTGACCATCGTGACCATAATCACGCAGGCCGTAATACGGTGGGCTGGTCACGCAAGTCTGCGCTTTGATGCCTTGCTCTTTCCACTTTTTCATTGTTTCTCGACAGTCGCCAAACTCTATGATGTTCATTTTTGTACTTGCTATTTTTTAGAGGAAAAAAAACCGCTGGGGTTAGCCAGCGGTGCTTCAAAGCAATCAGTTAAAACATCTCGTCATCAGCCACTGCTGCGGCCATCACTGACTTCGCTGGCGCTGCAACTGGTGCAGCAGCCGGTGCGCTGAATGGCGCTGAGTGATCAGCACCTTCAGAGTCCATGCCAGCGGGACGATCAATCCAACTGATGATGTTGAACGCTGGGATGCGTGTCGTGCCCTTGCCGATCTTTTCCAGCTTGCTGCCGGTGTACTCCAACACAGGCAACTTGCCAGCATTGGCGGCTTGCTGTGCGGCGCAGGCTGTGTACATGACTTCAAGCCCCATGTTCGGACCTACGCCATTCGATGACCATTCCACCAAACCGATTTCCTTGTTGTAAAACTTGACGATGAATCCGCGTTTGTGGTCGGGGGACGGCTGTGCTCCTTTCTTGCCAAGCGTTGCATCGGCTTGCCAATCGCGCAGTCCGACACCGAGTGCCAGCCAACCTGTTTGCACATCATTGATGTCGAACACGATCTTTTTGAGTTGGATTTCCTCGCCAAGATTGTTTGTCCAAGCGTTGGCTTGGGGTGAGAAGCGGATGTAGTTTCCAGAGCCGCCATTTGATGAGAGGTTTAGCATTTTGCGTTTTGCTTTCTAAGTTTCAGGGTTTGCATTATTGACTCAACCCGCGATCTCTCGCAAGTGTGAGTCCACTTGATACCTTGACCGATAACTCGTCCAAGATAACTCTTTGTTCCTTTGGCAGTAGCTTTTCCGCTGCCGCAGGAGAAATTAGTGTCGTATCGAAAATCTGAGTTCGGGTAAGTCCCAACTCGGCCAACTTGTCAGCGGCCTTGTCGCCATCCAACCATTTGCGCGTTGGGCGTTTCGGTGCGAGCTGCCAGCCTTGCAGCACCATGCCGTCCTTTTCCATGGCCTGCATCGCGTGCTCTTCCACCGCCTTGATGAATTTCTCAACCATCGGTGCTTTATCTAATATTGCGCTGATCTGATCAGGTGTGAGTGTCTTCATCACCTCCGCAATCTCTTCTTTGTTCATCGCGGTGATGTCTGTCTGTGTGGCCACAACATCGAATTGCTGTTTCTGTTTAGGGCAAATGGTCTTCGCGTCACACCACTGACAAGCAGATTCGGACATATAGAGTGGCGGGTCATCAAGCTGTGTGGCGATCATCGCGGGACGCAGTACCTTCTCTTCCCACTCCCACAACTCTGCTGCTGGCATGACCATTGTGCGCGGCTCGCCTGAGTGCGGTTGCACAATCGTGAGATGGAATTCTTTGATCCAATCGCGTGACATTCCCTGCGTGTAGGCAAGCCCGTAAATCTTGAGCTGTGTCGAATCCTCTGAAACATAACCCTTGCCAGTCTTCAGATCAGTGACATAGACCTTGCCACTCTTCATGGAGTAGCCCACGACATCAGCAGTGCCACCCACTTGAATGTATTCGGCAGACTGATACTTGACTGGGTGCTCGACATTCATGCGCTCTGTCAAGCCTTCAATATTCCAAATCTCGTTCAGGTAATCAAGTGCCATCTGACAATCGTCAGCGTCCAAGATCACGCCTTCAATCTCCTCGCCAATGAATTTCATGGGATCGGTGTCCAACTGGTAGCAAGTCTCGGCCAGCGCGTGAATGGCAGTGCCAAGCTGCGCGGCTTCACCTGAGGGGCGTTGCGGTACTTGAGCGCAGAGTTTGACCGAGCCTGGACACGCTATCCACCGTGAGCTTGCTGATGGCCTTAGTCTGCGTTGTTTTGTTGCCATGTGTCTCTTTCTAAGTGATGGTCATTGATGATGATTTGGTATGCGAGCTGCCTTACCTCATGGCTGACAGCGTGTCCAAGGTCTTCGGGGTCTAGGATGCGCTTTAGGAGCACCACCTTGTCCTGATTGGCTTTGCGTTGCAACTCCAACTGAGTGCCCAGCCAGATGATGTGCTCGCGCATGACTTGTCTCTCTTTATCTTGCATGGTGTTTGCCCCAATATGCGATCAGCGCAGCGTCTGATCTGCCATCATCTTTGACTCGCTTGAAGTCGGCTTGGTTGTTTGGAAAAAGTTCCATGGCGCGTGCGCGGCTGGCATCCTTGCCTTGGCCACGGCCAACGGCCTTGACCCAAGTGGCAGGTGCGACATAGGTCACTGGCAGTTTGAACGCGGCCAAGATGCCTTCAATCATGCCGAATGAACGGCCAAAGCTGAAGACACTTGTCACGCCTTGGCCAGCCATTGCGCTGACCTTTTCCACATAGACATGGGTATCGTCATTCTTAAAGTTGAATATGATTTCCGCTAACTCAGTCGCTGATACTTGGCGTTTGGCTTTGCCGTTGCGCTCCACCGTCATGGTGGGCATATCAATGACGATCAAACTGTCAGTGCCATTGATGATGGCCACCGCACCGGAGAGGCCAGGGTCGATTCCGATTACTCTCATTTGAATTTCACCAATATTTTTGACCAAATGTATCCACCGCCAACTTTTGCAATGAATTGCAGTGCAACGATTTCTAGCA